ATCAGCTCAGCCCAATTGTTGATATGCTTTCCGGAATGTTATTTTTAAATGAACCTAAAAGAGAAATTCCGAAAGAGCTTGAGTTTTTCAGAAATACAACTTCACCGAATAAAAAAATAAACGAATTCATGAGAATTTATGCAGCGCACACATTGATGTTTACGTGTGCTGTACTCATTGACATGCCAAATTTTGATCCGGAAAAGGTTAAGACAAAAAAAGATGTCATAGATCAGAATATATTACCGTATGCTGTTATCTATCTCCCATTCAGAATCAGAGATTTTTATATTGGAGAAGATGGAGATTTGGATTGGATTGTTTTAGACAATTCATATTATGAACATCAAGATCCTCTCCAGGAAGGGGTCGAAGTAAAATTATATAGGCTCTGGACAAGAAATACATATCGTGACTTTAAAATTGTAGAGGGAGTCGCTACCGCTCTCGATGAAGTTAATCATGGCCTGGGAAGAGTTCCGGTCAGACTTGATAGTTGGAGAGATGACAACAGCGATTTTGTCGGAGAAACTATTTTTGAAGATATAGCCATGATATCGAAGTTGATCTATAACAGCATGAGCTATATGGATGAGATGCTGGCTTCTGGAACATTCAAAATGTTATCGTATCCGACAAAAGATGGTGCTCTTCCAGAACAAATTACGGCAGGAGGTCTCGGACCTTTATCTGCAATTCCTTATGACATGGCATCGACAAATAAACCCGAATTTATTGGAGCTACTCTTGGAGATATCGATTCTTTTGTCAAGGCCATGCAATTTTATATGACGGAGATCTTAAAGAAAGTTGGACTTTCAACTGACGAAACAAAAGAATTCGTAAAATCTGGGGTAGCAAAAAAAATTGATTTCCAGAAAATGAGGGCGTTGCTTGTTTCTGGAGCTCAAGCAATGGGAAGAGCTGAAGAATGGATGTTCGAAACAGCATCGCTTTGGATAAAAAGAAAAGATAAGGTTTCGTCAAAATATACTTCTGATTATTCAAGCGAAGAATTATATTCTGAAGTTCAAATGCTAAACGAAATGATGGTTTATCCAGTATCAATTTTAAGACAAAATATTCTTCAGGTGTTGGTAAAAAAATTATTGTCTAATAATTTATCTTCTGAGACAATAGAAGAAATAAACAAGGCAATAGTTAAAGATATAAAATCATCTGATTCCGTACAAAAGGTCGATCCAAAAATTGCTGCGGAAACTATAAAAGCGAAGCAAGTACAAAACAAACAACAAGAGGTGTAAAGACATGTATTTATTTTTAAAACAAATTCAGAATCAATATCTGGTGCGATTTCTTGGACCAGATGATGGCGGAGCCGGTGGAGATGATGGTGTTAAGCTCAGTGGAGATGATGGTGTTAAGCTCAGTGGAAAATTCATAGAAAAAACCGATCCTGTTTCCGGGAAGAAAGTAAAGATCCCTGTCGAATATGATTCTGTTCTTGGTCATTTTATTTCAAAGACAAGAGAAGAAACGGAACGAAGATTTAAACCTATGCTTGAAGCTCTTGAAAGCGAGAAAGCAGACCTTTCCGGAATAAAAGCTGAATATGAAAAATTGAAAGAAGCTTCTATGACAGCCGAAGAACGTGCTCAAAATAATGCGAAGAAAGTCATAGATGAACACGAGAAGAAACGCAAAGTTGCTGAGGACGAACGTGATCGTTTCAAAAATTTATTTTTTAGTTCAACGATACGGAATGAGATCCTCTCTTCTTTTGGAGACATAAAATTATGCAATCCTGAACAGGTTGCTATTTTGTTTGAGACTGAAGGTGGTGCTCGGCCAGAAGAACTTGTTGATTCAGAGGGGAAACCAACAAATAGGTGGGGCGCAAAAGTCAAGCTCATGCTTGAAGATGATAAGGGAAACCCTGAAGAAGTCGAGGGATCTCCGAAAGAATTATTTAAGCGTTGGATAGGACTGGAGAGAAATGCTCACCATGTCCAAAACAATATAATTCCTGGAGGCGGAAGCCGACAGGGGACACATACAAAGGGGAAGACTGATTTCAGTAAACTTCCTCCAAAAGAAAGAATTGATGCGGCAAGGCAAGCGCAAAAGAATTAAAAAAGAAAGACAATGCCAAATTCAAGGAGGAAATTGTAAATGGCACTGACATTAGTAGAAGCCGCGAAACTTTATGCAGGAGATCCTCTTCGTTCAGCAATTATAGAGCTGTACGCAAGGAATTCCGATATACTGCGTGTTCTTCCCTTCGAAGATATTGCGGGGAATGCAATGCGGTATAACAGAGAACAGACTCTTCCGGGAATCGGTTTCCGGGGAGTGAACGAAGCTTACACTGAAAGCACTGGTATTCTGAATCCTATCACTGAACCTCTCGTCATCGCTGGCGGGGATCTTGATGTCGATAAATTTATTATCGATACGATGGGATCTAACCAAAGGTCTACCCATGAAGCTATGAAAGTGAAAGCGTTGGCCCTGAACTGGACACTGAAGTTCATTAAGGGTGACCAAGCAAGTGAGCCCAGGGAATTTGATGGGCTGCAAGTGCGTTGTACTGGAAATCAGGTGATCAATGCCGGAACGACTTCCGGTGGTGATGCTCTGAGTCTGGCAAAACTTGATGAACTCATCGATGCTGTTGATGATCCCATGTATTTGGTCATGAACAAAACCATGCGTAGACGCCTCAGCCAAGCCGCAAGGAATTATACTATTGGCGGATTCGTTACGTATACTCTTGATGAATTCGGTCGTCAGGTAACAAGGTATAATGATATTCCTATTCTTATCGCTGACGAAGATAACGAAGGGAATCAAATACTTCCGTTTACTGAAGTTGCTTATACCGGTAGCTCGGTTTGTACTTCCATCTATTGCGTAAGTCTTGGTGATGGAAAACTCATGGGAATTCAAAACGGAGCAATGGATGTCCGTGACATGGGTGAACTTCAGACAAAACCGTGTATGCGAACCAGGGTTGAATGGTACAATGGCATAGCCGTGTATCATGGTAAAGCTGCTGCTCGTCTCCGGTACATCAAAGATGCCGCTGTAGTGGTATAAGGAGGAACACAATGTCCGGAATAGCAAAGACTTTTGATTATAATCTTCTTCTGGATGATGGTGGTTCTATCACTTCATCTGAAGCTGGAGAAATTGGTGGTGTAGCCAAGATCATCGATCTTGGTGCAGGAAAAGTAGAAGGTGATATTATTGTTGATGTCACTGCTCTTGATGTTGATAGTGGCAACGAACTCGTTACTCTTGGTGTACAAATCAGTAGCAGCGCAACATTCGCTTCTGATTATTATCAGGTTGCATCACTTCAAATTGGTGATGCTGCTGCTCTTGTTGGTGATGTTGACATGACAACGGGCCGTTACGTGATTCCGTTCAATAACATGATAGGTGATGGTGTAACCAAACGCTATCTTCGTATGTATTGGACCATAGCCGGAACCGTTGCTGGATTTGCTGCAACCGCTTATCTTGCGAAAAAAGGATAAAAGGACGGTAATAAGATGGCTGGAGTATCAAAGACTTATGATCCAGATCTTCTTCTCAAAGATGACGGTGCAGTAACAGCCTCGGCAGCAGCTCAAGTTGATTCTTCAGATAAGATACTTGATCTTGGTAGTGGACTTGTTGAAGGCGACATCATAATTGATGTATCGGCTTGCGAACTTGATACTCAGGACGAAAAGTATGTTATCAGTGCTCAAATCAGCAACAGCGATGATTTTAGTGAAGATAATTATGAGATGATGGCAGTTCCTTTAGGATCTGCTGGTGTCAATCTTTTCACGGAGATTGATCTTATCTCTGGTTATACGTCTCACAAAGAAACTCCTGTTGCTGGTGTGAATGCTATTTCTGGTTATGCAACAATAGGAAATTCAGCCGGAACTCTTGATTATCCGAGTGCAACAGTACCGGGTATTACGAGTGCTACTTATGATCTTGATATCACTATCGATGGTGGATCAAATCTTCAACTAGCAATTGCATTGCTTGATACTGATACGTGGGCTCAGATAGCTGGTAAAATTCAAGTAGCTTTAAGAGCTGCTGATGGAGCAAAACTCCATACCGTTGCTATCAATGGTAATTTTATCAGAGTCACTTCTGTGTCAACAGGAACTTCTTCAACGGTTCTGATAGCTGCGGGTACTGCTGGATCTGGTGGAGGTGATCTTCTTACGGCTATTGATGCCATATCAGGATATACCCCGACTCTTCCAACTCCTGTTGCGGGAATAAATGCAACTGCTGGATATGCTGAGATTTCAAACTCTGGTTCTCTTGGTGCTTTTACTGGAGCTACTGTTCCGGGAATAAGGACAAGAGATTATAATGTTGACATCACTATTGATGGTGGATCAGCACTTAAACTTGTTGTCGCTCTTACGGAGCTGATGACGTGGACACAGATTTGTGCGGCTATTCAGGTTGCATTAAGGGCTGCTGATAGCGGGAATTTACACACTGTTGCTATCGTCGGAAATAACATCAGAGTAACTTCTGTGTCAACAGGAGCTTCTTCTGCTGTTCTGGTTGCAAATGGTACATTTGGAGCTGGAGGCTTGATCTTCGGGGATGTTGATCTTGGGGTTGGCAGATATATTATTCCTTTTAACAATATTGCTCTTAACGGAGAAATAAAACGTTATCTGAGATTATATCATACGATAACGGGTACGGTAACGACAGGAATAAACTATACTGCTTATCTTGCGAAACGATAATAATTTTTGATTGAGGTTAGTCCGTAGATTTTCTACGGACTTTCCTGAATTAAAAAACAAGGAGCAGAATTTATATGGATCAGCAAAGGATAAAATTTAAGAGGAATGAATCAGGGAATATTATTCTTTTCGATCAAAAAGGAGAAGAAGTTCTTTTTCATTTTCCTATTGATGCAACTGAAGCCCTGGGAAGTCTTGATGAAAGTAAAAGGCCGAGGTATTTTGTTTCGAATCCACTGAAACAAAAAGCAGAGCCGAAAGAAGACAATGAAATAGTAAAACAAGACGAAGATCGTGAAGCCAGGAGAGCGGCTCGCGAAAAATTAAAAGAAGAAAAAAAGAAATCTAAAAAAGAAGAATCGGAAGAAGAACAAGAGTAAATAAATGCTTAGTTCAACATATACAATTGAGGACATAAAAGCAAAATTAAGCAATGATTATGCTTATTATGGATATTCTGAAGAAACTCTTTTTGATGATGACATCGAATCAATTTGTGATGATGTTTATCGTCTTTATTTTCTTCCGAACCTCGGCTCATCTGAATATTCAAGAATTCAGGCGAAAGATAGATCGTCTCTTACCGTTTTTGAAACATATTTATATTGGGCCGAGGTTTTCATTACATGTTTTGAGTTTTTGAAAGAACGGGGAGCGATATCTGGCCAATTACAAAACTCAGGAGATGAGACCCTTACTGTTGAAGGATATACTCATAGAATAGGAGGAGGGTCTGGAGCCGGATCAAGCCAAGGCGATAATTCTGTTGCTCGTTATTATGGTCGAGCATATAAA